CATTTTTGAAACTGCTATCAAGTCAAAAGATTCTGAAATTCAAGAAGAAATAGTACAACGATATCAACAAACTCTCGAAGAAGAAGTTACTCTTATTAAAGAAGAACTGACCGAGAGAGTTGATGCATATCTTGAGTATGTTTCCCAAGAATGGATGACCGAAAATCAACTTGCAGTTGAGCAAGGTCTCAAGAACGAAATGACCGAATCATTCCTCACCGGAATAAGAGGTCTTTTTGAAGAACATTATGTAAGTATCCCTGAAGAAAAATATGATGTAACTGCCGCAATGGTAGAAAAACTAGATGAAATGGAATATAAACTCAACGAGCAAATTAAGTCTAATGTTGCTCTTAATCAAAGATTAGCTGAGTCGGTTGCTGATTCAATCTTCTCCGATGTCTCCGAAGGTCTTGCACTTTCACAAAAGGATAGACTAGCCAATCTTGCAGAAAATGTTGAGTTTGATAGTGAGAAAATATATCGTGAGAAACTGGTATCACTGAGGGAATCATATTTCCCAGTAACTGGTTCTCAAAGAGATGAGTCAGAAACTATCTCCGAAGGTTCTGATATAACTACTCAACCACAGGTTAGTGGTTTAATGGAATCATATCTGGATACTCTGACTAGAGTTTCTAAAAAGTGATTTTTTAATTATAAATCAAACTAAAATTTTTAACAAGGTAAATTCAAATGCAAGGTTTCAATGCTGAATACCTTCAGGAGAAGTGGGCACCTATCCTCAACCATGAGGGTCTCGGAGGCATCAATGATGCCCATAAGAGAATGGTTACCGCAGTTCTTCTGGAGAATCAAGAAAGAACAATTAGAGAGGAAAGAGAATTCCTTTCTGAAGATCCTACCAACTCTGTTGGCAATGACGGATATCAAGGTGGTGCCGCAGCCGCTGGTCCTAATGCAGGTTTCGACCCCGTTCTGATCTCATTGATCAGACGTTCAATGCCTAACTTGGTCGCATATGACCTCGCAGGTGTCCAACCGATGAACGGTCCTACTGGACTGATCTTCGCAATGCGTTCACGTTACAAAAACAAGAGTGGTGCTGAAGCACTCTTCAACGAAGCAGATTCTGCATTCTCTGGACAGGATGATGGATATAATACCACTACTGGTGATTATACTGCTCAAGCATCTGATGGTTCAAGTGTCGGTTTTGGAACAACCGCACAGAATGGTAACAATCCAGGTATCCTAAGTCCTAACTCTGGCAACAATTATTCTGTTGGACAGGGTATGTCCACCAGTGATTCCGAGTTTCTTGGAGATGGAACTGGTAATCAGTTCAATGAGATGGCATTCTCGATTGAGAAAGTCACCGTTACTGCTAAGTCCCGTGCTCTGAAAGCAGAGTATTCTCTGGAACTGGCACAAGACCTTAAGGCAATTCATGGTTTGAATGCCGAGGCAGAACTTGCCAATATTCTCTCTACCGAAATCCTTGCGGAAATCAACAGAGAAGTCATCAGAACCATTTACAAGGCTGCTAAACCCGGTGCTCAGGCAAATGTTGCTACCGGTGGTACTTTCGACCTTGACGTTGATTCTAATGGACGTTGGAGTGTTGAGAAGTTCAAGGGTCTTATTTTCCAAATCGAGCGCGATGCAAACGCAATCGCACAAGAGACTCGTAGAGGAAAAGGCAACATGATTCTGTGTTCCGCAGACGTTGCTTCCGCATTGACCATGGCTGGTGTACTTGATTACACCCCCCACTCAATGCAAACCTGAACGTTGATGACACTGGTAACACCTTCGCAGGTGTTCTTGCTGGTAAGTATAAGGTCTATATTGATCCTTATTCTGCAAACGTTTCTGGTGATCAGTACTATGTTGCTGGTTATAAAGGTTCTTCACCTTATGACGCAGGACTGTTCTATTGCCCTTACGTTCCTCTTCAAATGGTTCGTGCAGTTGGAGAGAACACTTTCCAACCCAAGATCGGATTTAAGACTCGTTACGGAATGGTTTCTAACCCATTCGCAGAAGGTGACGTTAGTAACCAGGGTCTTGGACGTATCAAGGTTAATTCTAACCGTTACTACAGAAGAGTTCGT